CCCCGCCCGTCAATCATCCGTTCCGGGTCGTCGTCGCTGAAGGCGTCCAACATGGCGAACGGTGTTTTGACGTACCGTTTGCCGTTGGCGGCCACTAGGCGAATCTCACATTCAATCGCCCGCGGTTCGCATCCCAGATGGAACGCGGGATACCACGCCTTCACGGCGCGAATCTCTTCTATCGGCATGGCACACCCCAGAGTAACGGGCCGCTGGGCCGGCCCTAGTGAATCAACTCATCCCGATTAGGGCCGCCTCACGACGGGCCAACGCCAACGCGCCGGCCTCGTGCTGAGCTTCCGTAATCTGCCCTTCGACATACTGCCGCAGCAGTAGCCGGTACTCCGCGTTGATCTTCCACCGGGCCGCGTCCACCGCTGACACGGCCGGCGTCTCACCCACCGGAAGCCGGCCGTTCACTGACGGCGCGGCCCCGATTCGACTCGTGGCCATAACTCACCCCCAGACAGAAGCCGCGAAGTGCGGCCCCAATCGCCCCGCCCGGTTTCGACACCGGGAACCCGCCGAACCGCGGGGCGGCCCCCTACTTATGCCGTGGCGTCAACCGGCCCATAGGCCGATTCCATCTCCGCGTTGCAGTGGTCGCAGGCGTCCGGCTCCCCTTTCATGTGAAGGTAGAAGCCGCCCAGCGCCCAACCGCCGTGCGAATTCCGCCCCTCCGCGGCTATCTGGTCTATGTTCGCGTTGGCACACTTCGGGCAACAAGTGCCACCGTCCGCGAAGATGTAGAGGATCGGGTAGCCCCCTGGCCATGCGAACGCGGGCAACTCTTCCCGGTTCACCGGCAACCCGATTGCCTTACGCACCCGCTTCAACGCTTGCTTGCTCATACTAACCCCGGTTAAGGGCGACCATCCGAACGAAGCCGCCACAACGGCGGCCCCAAGTGGGCCGGTCCCCAACGAAGGGCAGACCGATCCGGCCCCGACCGCTCACGCGGCCTTGTGATTCGCCTTCCACCACTCAACAGCCGATTCCCCCAGCGAAGCCGGCCCGTCCGTGTAATCGAATTGCGGTTCGTGCGGGTAATCAACCGCCGGGAAAGCCACGGGTGCCGACAAACAAGGCACCGGCCGCCCGTTCCTCTCCACTACACTCGACTCGTTGGCAGAGAACCACAGCCGCGAATCCTTCACCGACTCCGCATTGAACACACCGCACACAGCACCCTGCCGTACTCCGCTCGACACCAGGAACAATCCCGGAAAGCCGTACAACCGTACCATGTCGCCGATCTCAACTCTCGGCATGACTTCACCCCCTTCGTGGTTATCGCCCCCATCCCTTTGCCCGTCCGTCGTTTGCGTCTCACAACCTTCCCGACCTGTCAATCGCCGATGCAATCTGTCTCTTGATCAAGAGCAAAGCCATTAGATCATCCATATGGATCGATCCCCGGCCGCTGCTCCAGGACTGAGCCACACCGTACCGGGGGCTGGCGGGCGGGGCGGGGTGCGTTAACCCTCTTCTCACCTATAGGTTACGTTTGCGGGCAGGGCAAACCCTCACAGTGAGGGAAGGGTGATTTGGCGTGGTGCGTGCCGCGGTATAATTGAGCCAGCCCGGCCGGGGGTATTGCGGGGGATGGGTCCTGGGTGTAGAGTGTGGCGATGCAGACCACGGGGCAGACCGAGCCGCAGGCAGGGGCACCGAAGAAGCGGAAGGCCCCGAAAACGGCGTACAAACCGGGGCAGAGTGGGAACCCGACGGGGAAGCCGAAGCCGCGGCCGGTGCCTGATCCGCCGGTGGAATTGCCGGTGATCGAGGGTGAAACGGAACTGGAGGCGATGCGATGCGTGTTCCTGACTTCGGTGCCGAAGACCAAGCAGCAGTGGCAGATGCACCAATTGTTGTTGGGGAGCCGGGAGAAGTTCCTGGACCGGAAGATGGTGCTGGAGAAGATCGCTGGCCAGACCTCCGATTCAACTTCAGCCCGGCCATCCGCCGACTCTTCTCCAAGCAGCTTGCCGACCTCGACGCCGCCGGTGGACTTAGGGGCAGAGGCGTGCCTGGAGTTAGCGCGGGGGCTGCTGGAGAAGTACCGGCCGAAGCCATGATGCCGCCGTTCTTGTATGACAGGCCGCCGGAATCTGTGGCCACAAACGTCGCTTCGGGTAGAATTGTGGCCACAAAGGAGAACCACAATGCAGCGAACCCAAACGCTCAAGCTGCGGCTCACGATGGCGGAACTCGGCGAGATCACGAAGATGGCGAAGGAAGCCGGACTCAGCACCTCGGAATTGGTACGTTCAAAAGTCCTGGGGCTGCCGAACGCGACGGAGGCCACGGCTCGAAAGCTGGCGGCCCTCTCTACGGGATCGACTACTGGCTCATTGGCCGGGAAGCCGAAGACCGCGCGAGGCCGGGATATATTGCCGCTCACGACGCAGCAGTGCGTGAACTGTTTGCGGAAGTTCGGCCCGAAGCCGGAGTGCAGCGACTACTGCAAGGCTCAGCGGAAGAACGATCCGAAGGCGGTGGGGTCATGACGCCGGCAGAACGAGCGGCTTTGCTGGTCGAACACGCGGTCTGTGAAGCCGTGGCCGCGGAGCGAGAGGCGTGTGCGAAGGTGGCTGAGAAGGCGAAGGGACTGTTTGGCCACGACGCTGACAACGCCCTCCGAGTCGTGGTGGAGGCTATCCGCGCCCGCGGGGACGGCATGAAGCCGGACTCTGGGCCGCAGCCAGCCAAGAAGTTTCCTGGCGCAACAAAGGAACAGTTGTCAGCCCCGCGAGTGCGGCCGGACGACGTAGACTACCCGGCCGATCACTTCGGGGACGGGGGCCGGTGAATCACGCGGCGGCTTGTTGACCCGTGGGCCGCGATGTCTCGGTGACGGGTCCGTAGGATGAACACGCAAGCCGGAAGCAGGACAAAAGTGTAGCCGGCAAGAGACGCGCGAGACCTTGCAATGAGACAGGACCAAATCGTCGGGCCGATCCGGGCGCTAGTCGAGCAGCGGTTGGAAGACGTCGAACTCCTGATCGCGTTCGAGCCGGGCGTCGAGCCGCCGTCCGACGAGCTGCTTGGGGTGCCGGTCGTGTGGGTCGAGTACACCGTCCCGTGGCCACGACGCCGTATGTTCGTCATCTCGGGTTACTAAATGTCCTCGCCCGACACGTTCCACCAGTACGTCCCCCGCGGCCTCTGCGACAATCTCCAGTTCCGCATCAACATCCTCGAAGCCGCTGCACTGGACCCGAACCTGCAACGCGGCCTGGTCGAGATGTGCCGGCGGGACTGCCTGTTCTTCATCAACCTCTTCGTCTGGCAGGCCAACCCGAACAGCATCGGCGACGGATCGCCGGAGATTGGGCCGTTCCTCACCTGGGAGTTCCAGGAAGAGGCCGTGCGTGACATCCTCGACTGCATCGAAACCCGCCGCGACCTGCTCATTGAGAAAAGCCGGGAGATGGGCGCTTCGTGGCTATGCCTGCTGGTCATGCTCTGGTTCGTGCTGTTCCACGACTGGAAGAAGTTCCTGTGCATCTCGCGCAACGATGAGGCCGTGGATCGCAAGGGCGACATGGACTCCCTGTTCGCCAAACTCGACTTCGTGCTGGAGCGCCTGCCCGATTGGCTGAAGGGTGGCCGAGACAACGTGAGCCGCACCAAGAAGAAGTTCCGCGTCAAGTCCACCCACTCCACCATCACTGGCCAAGCCTCGACCGGGAAGGCCGGCGTCGGCGGCCGTGCGACGGCGATGTTCATTGACGAGTTCTCCCAGATCGCGGAGGACTACGAGGTGTTCCAGCGGACCTCGGACACCACCGGCTGCCGAATCTTCAACGGCACGCACAAGGGCCTGCAAACCTGCTTCTACGAGTTGAGCAACCCGAAGTCGGTGGCCGGGTCGTTCATCCGCAAGCTGCAAATGCACTGGACGCAACACCCCGACAAGGTGAAGGGCCTCTACACCTGCGAGGCCGGCAAGGTCAACGTCCTCGACCTGACCTACGAATACCCGGCCGACTTCAACTTCGTCACCGATGGGATGCCGCTTGGGGGGCCGTTCCCCGGGATGCGCTCGCCGTGGTACGACCAGCAGTGCAAGCGGAAGGGCACGGCCCGGGCGGTGGCCGAAGACCTCGACATCAACCCGGAAGGGACCGTCAGCCAGTTCTTCGACCCGATGACGCTGCGGACGTTGAACGAGCGGTACTGTATGCCGCCGTGGTGGGAGGCCGAGTTGGACTACGACCACGACACCGGCTTCCCGGTGGCCCTCCATCGGCAACCCGGCGGCCGGATCAAGATGTGGCTGAACCTGGACGAGCGGGAGAATCCGCCGGTGGCGATGTACACCGCGGGCGCCGACATCTCCGGTGGAGTCGGGGCCACACCCTCCTGCCTGTCGATCATCGACGCCACGAACGCCCACAAGGTTCTGGAGCTGGCGACGGCCAACATGCTGCCCGACAAGTTCGCGATGCTCGTGGTGGCCCTCTGCCGGCTGTTCAAGAACCGGGACGGAGAGGGGGCCAAGCTCTGCTGGGAAATGCAGGGGCCGGGGGCCACGTTCGGGATCACGGTGATTGAGGCCGGCTACAACACGGTCTACCTGCGGACCAATGAGTTGAACCCGCTGGAGAAGTTCAAGTTGTCCGAGAAGCCGGGGTGGGTTCCCCGGGCCGACAACAAGAACGTCTTGCTCCAGGACTACCGCACGGCCTTGTACGACGAAATCCTCATCAACCGCTCGGAGGCCGCGATCAAGGAGTGCGCGCAGTTTATCGAGGACGCCGCGGGTAACATTATCCACGGGAACGTGAGCCAGAAGCGGGGCCGAAGGAACGACAGCAGCACGGCCGCGGTGAACCACGGGGACATGGTGATGGCGGATGCGCTGGCGTGGATGATGGCGAAGCCGCTGCACAAGGGCCGGGTGGAAGACGGCGCGGCCCCTGAAGAAATCCCATACAATTCGTTTGCGTGGCGGCGGAAGTTCTCGAAGAGTCGAAGAGACGCCGCCGACGCCTGGGCTTAGCGACTCCTGGTGCAAACATGAGCCGCCTCCATGCCCGCCCTCAAACGCGCCCCAGCCTACCGCCCCGACGTGGACCGGCTCGCCGAGGCCGTCCGTAAAGCCCGCATCACCCTTCACCACCCGCGCGAGACGCGCGCGAACCTCGTCCGCATGGTCGCCGGCAACCTCTGGTCCGAAGAGACCTCGGCCGACAAGAAGCAGCCGCTCAACCTCATCAACCTGTACCTCACGATCATGGGCCGGAACCTGATCGCCAAGAACCCGCGCGTGATGCTCTCGACGTTCCAGCGGCAAAGCCGGGCCTCCGTCTCGGCGATGCAGGACTGGATCAACGACGCCGTGGAAGACATGCACCTCGCCGAGACCCTGAAGCGGGTTGTGTTCGACGCGCTCTACTCGGTTGGCATCCTGAAGGTCGCGCTGGCGACTCCCTCCGACGCGGCGATGGCGGGGTGGAACTTTCAGGCCGGGAAGCCGTTCGCCGAGCGGGTGGACCTGGACGACTTCGTGTACGACGTTCACGCGGCCGACTTCCGCGAGGCCGGGTTCATCGGCCACCGCTACCGCGTGCCGCTGGAAACGATCCGCGACAACCCCATGTACTCGAAGGACCGGAAAGACCTCGAAGCGCAGGACGACCGGAAGTTCAACGAGCAAGGGGATGAGCGGATCAAAGTGCTGGGCCTCGGCTACTACTCCCACAAGGAAGAACTGGAGGACATGATCGACCTGTGGGAAATCTACATCCCCCGCCACAAGCGGCTCGTCACCTTGGCCTCGGATGCCGGGGGCACCCCTCGCACCGACATTGAGCCGCTACGGAGTGTGGAATGGGTCGGGCCGGACGAAGGGCCGTACCACTTCCTCGGCTACGAGTTCGTCCCTGGGAACGCGATGCCCAAGGGGCCGGTGCAGAACCTCGCCGATCTGCACGA